AAGTTAATCTCGATGGCGTCCATAACCGGGGCAACTGGAAAGACGTTACTTGTCCGAGATGTTTAGCGTTGCGACCGAAGCCATCCGGCACGGCAACGAGAAGGGCAGCATCTACGGCGAGCGAGAAATGAGGTTTCTATGATGTCAATCAAAGAAGAATTTCCGAATATCACTGAATTAGAGCGCGCTTGTAAATTGCTCGACGAGTTGCTGTGCCTTATGGGAATGAACGGACGGACGTTAGATTTACACTGCCAACGTGAAGCGATGGATATGATAGCCGCCGCACGCAAGAATAATCCAAATTATCCGATAACCGTCTGGTTAGCGGATATGCTGAAAGAGCGGGGATTACTATCAGGCAAAAAGACGATAATCGGATAGAGGGAAGCATGAAATTTCTTACATGGTTCAAGCGCACTTTGCGCAATATCGGGATCAATACGCCGGGATTCACCGAATTTTTCGCCTTTGGCGGCGGCACGACGACGGCCGCGGGCGTGCGCGTCACCGAGGGCAACGCGCTGCTGATCTCGACGGTTTATCAATGCGTGAGGGTTATCGCCGACACAGTCGCCTCGCTGCCCGTTTTTCTCTATCAGCGCACGCCCGCGGGCAAGAAACGGGCGCTGGATCACGACGTTTATAGGGTCTTACACGACCAGCCCAACCCGTTTATGTCGCCCTTCGAATTCAAACAAACCTTGCAAGGCCATCTCTGCCTGTGGGGCAACGCCTATGCCGAGATCGAGCGATCGTCCGGCGGCCAGGTAGTGAATTTATGGCCGTTGCGCCCCGATCGGATGCGGTTACAGGTCTTTCAGGAGCGGATTTTCTACTATTACATTACACCGGACGGCGGTGAGCGCCAGTTGACCGACGTGATGCACTTGCGCGGGTTGTCGTCTGATGGATTGATAGGCTATTCGCCGATCGCGCTCGCGCGCGAGACTTTGGGCTTGCAAAAGGCGTCCGAGGAGTATCGCGCGCGGTTTTTTTCCAACGATGCGCGCCCTGGCGGCGTTCTGATGCACCCCGGCGTGCTTGGTCAGCCGGCTTTCGAGCAATTGCGCAAGCGTTGGGACGAGAGCCACCAAGGGCTTTCGAATCGCTCGCGCGTGGCGATTCTAGAGGAGGGCATGACGTGGCAAGACGTAGGGATCCCGCCCGACGACGCGCAGTTTATCCAGGGCCAAGAGTTCGGAAAGTCGGATATTGCCGCGCTTTATCGCGTGCCGAGCTATAAAATCGGCCTTTTAAAGCCGGGAACCATGTCCTACGCGAGCGTCGAACAGCAAGCGATCGACTTCGTCGTCGACTGTATCCGGCCCTGGCTCGTCTGCTGGGAGCAGCGCGCCACGCTCTCGCTTTTGACGCAGATGGAGCGCAAAAGTTTGTATGCCGAGTTCCTAGTCGACGCGTTATTGCGCGGCGACAGCGATTCGAGGGCGAAATTCTATCAGGCGTTGTTCAATATGGGCGCGATCACGATCAACGAGATCCGTGGGCTCGAAAATATGAACGGCATCGGCCCGGACGGCGACAGGCATTATTTGCAGCAAAATCTCGCGCCGATCGATCTGCTCGACGAGATTTTACGGGGCAAGATTGCGCCGCCTGAACCGGCGAATTTGCCGGTGCCGGCCAAACCCAACGGGACGTTGAATGGGGCGGCGCATTAAAAACAAATTGATAATGGAAAATGGATAATTGAGAATGGAGAATGACTCCAGATGAAGCCGCGCAGATCCTAGCCGATGCCATGAATCAGATCGAAGCCGCCGGATTTCTCTTATACCCGCATCCGAGGCCGATCGGGATATCCATCCGCGTGCTGCGCGAGGGTCGCAAGGCGGCGTTTCATCCAGACGATACGCGGATCGTCGCCAAAATCTGGGACGAAGGCGACGGGTTGGGGTGGAGAGTTAGCATCCCTGCGAAGGCTGGCAAATAAAAATGAGCGCATCTTACGAACAATTAAAAGCAGATTTTGAAAAGTTAGTCGTTGAGATCATCGCCGCAGAGATCCGAGGGATGGAGCGGGCGGCGCAGATGGCTAAAAAAATCTGGTATGAGACCGATGACTTCGACAGAGCCATCCAGGTTGAAATCGACGAATTAAAAAAAATAAAAGATGAGCGATAAAAAATCCTATCGCATCGACGAGGTCGCCAAGGAGTTCGACGTATCGCCGCGAACGGTCGAGCGCTGGATCAAGTCGGGCGAGCTCGATGCGGTCCGGATCGGCCACACGCGCCGGGTGATGAGCGAGACGATTGCTGAAGTCAAAAAAAAGGAGACTATAGTCAAGTAAATGATTACCGCAGGCGGGCTACAACGTGGAGGTAATATGGCTCCGGGAAGTCGCGAGGGAGTACCGGAGATTGATCGGCTGAATCACGCTGGAGTGACTAGCCGATGACATACAGTCAAGATCGCGCCGCGCCGCCAATTTAAACCACCAAGAAAATCGGGGTCGGGCGGGTTTCCAGCCGAAGCCCGATGACGTGCGCAAACGCCTCGGAGAAATCCGGGGCGTTTGTGTTTTCAGTGGCTTATCAAAAAAAAGAGCGACAATTACCGACAATTACCGACAATTACCGACAAAGCAGCCGATTCTCACCTTAAAAAATCCTTTTCTTTCGTTCTTTTTTCCTACATTCTCAACCCGTTAGTCGCGCGAGTGTTTTGTTGTTGCCATTGGCGGAGGTTCTGGTCGACCAGCCGGAATCTCCGCTTTTTTTATGGAAAAAGAACGCCGGTTTTTCAATGTCGCCGAGCTGCGCACGTCGATGGACGGCGCGCACCAGCCGTTTATTGAGGGGCACGCAGCAGTTTTCAATCAACCGTCGCTCGAAATCTTCCCCTTTGCGCCCGGCTGGCGCGAGGTGATCCGGCCCGGCGCCTTCGCCACCGCCATCAAGACCGATGACGTGCGCGCGCTTATCAATCACAACGACGATCGGCTTATAGGGCGCGTTTCCAATCGCACTTTGATGCTCGAAGAGGACGACGTCGGGCTAAAAGTGCGCATTTTCCCGCCCGATACCAGCGAGGCGCGCGATCTGTTGACGCTTATCCGTGGCCGATACATCTCACAGATGTCGTTTGGCTTCCGCGTCGCCGAGGACGGCGAAGAGATCGACCGCGCCGGTAAATTGCGCGCCATCAAGACGATCCAAAGCCTCTACGACGTCTCCCCGGTCACGCAACCCGCATATCCGACGACCGATGTCGGCCTGCGCGGCCGATTTGCCGCCGAAGATCCATTTGACCCTGAAAAGATAAAGACCGAATCCCTCGCTCGCGCCGAAATGCGCAAAGAAATTATCAACCGCGCTCAAACCTACTTGAGCCAAAGGAGAATTGTTTATGGCCTTAGATATTAACGAACTCAGGCAGCAACTCGGCGCGGCGGTAAAGGAGTTGCGCGATCTGCAAGAGGACTGCGACAAGCGCGGCGGCGAGACGGGCGAGGACCGCGAGAAATTCGATAAGATGGAAGCGGCGATCACCGGGCTCGAAAAGCGCATCAAAAACGAAGAATTTTTGTCGGAGAAAGAGGCGCAGCTCGCGCGCAGCGTCAATAAAAACGGCAATGGCAACGGAACCAGCAATGGCGAAGGCTCTTTCAACGGCAATGTGTCTTTTGACACGCTCCGCTATGGCACCGTGGCCAATCGCGCAATGTCGCGTCACGAATACGAAGAAGCCGTCTCGCTCTCGGTTCAGGGCTTTCTGCGCATGGGCAAGCCGGGCGCGGTCTTGGAACAGCGCCATATCAACGCCGCGGCGCAGCTCGGGATTCCTGATTTGCGGGTAAATCAGATCGATTTGCCGATCGTCAAGCATTATCGAGCATTTCAGCGAGAGTTTCGCGTCGGTCTGGACACGATCACGTCAACGGAAGGCAAAGAGACGATCCCGCAGGGATTTGTTTACGCATTGGAGCAAGCGCTGCTCGCCTACGGCGGCGTCAGGCTAAATGCCACGGTTATCCGCACGGACGCCGGCAACGCGCTGCCTTATCCGACCATGAACGACACCACGAACAAGGGCGCGATCTTGGCCGAGGCGACGACGATCGGTGCATCGGTCGACCCGGCCTTCGCGCAGCTCGTCTTGAACGCCTTTAAGTACAGTTCGAAGCCGATCTTGATGAGTTACGAATTGACGCAAGACAGCGCCTTCGACCTCGGCGCGCTCGTCGGCGACTGGCTCGGGACAAGAATCGCGCGGATCCAGAACGATCATTTCACCACCGGCGCCGGCACGACGTTGCCGAAGGGGCTGACGGTCGCCGCTGTGGTCGGCAAAGCCGCGGCGTCGATGACGACATTCACCAGCGACGAAGTGATCGATCTTATCCATAGCGTCGATCCAGCCTATCGCGCCGGCGCGAGTTTCATGTTTCACGACACCGTGCTCGCGACAATACGAAAACTCAAGGAATCGACGACAAACGCATATATCTGGCAGCCGGGATTGCAAAGTGGCGTGCCGGATCGCCTGCTCGGCTATCGCTACACGATCAACCAGTCCATGTCGGCGACATTCACGACCGGGCAAAAGCTCATGCTTTTCGGCGACTTGAGCAAATATCTGATTCGCGACGTTTCCTCTATCCGCCTTGTGCGGCTCGAAGAACGCTATGCGGATTTGGATCAGATCGCTTTTATCGCGTTTATGCGATCTGACGGCAATCTTTTGGACGCCGGTACTCGGCCTGTGAAGTGGCTCGCCCTGGCATAAATGGATAATGGAAAATTGAGAATGGAGAATGTCCGGAGAATTATCAATTCTCCATTTTCAATTATCAATTAGAGGAAAAAATGGGCGAAGAAGAGACCGTCACCGTTCGCAGCGAGCAGGATTTTTTTTCCGAGGAATACGGTTGGATCGGCGCATACAAAGAGTATGACGTGCGCGCCGCGGTCGCCGAGATGTGGA